ACGCTATGGTTGAAAATCGTTATCGGTCTGTAGTTCTGAACCGGAACAAACTCGCGCCGATGCTGCCGGTAGTCGCGCCCAGTTGCGCGCGGTAGCGGGTCAACGTAGCGCACTACCTTTGCGATGCGCTCCGCAGACGGCTTGTCGAAGATGACACCTTGCTTGAGCATTACAGTTGCGTCGCGGGCAGGCTTAGATTGCCCCAGGCTTTCTCTTCCAACACGCGGAAGGACAAGAACGTCGCCGCGCTGGTGTTTTGTTTTCCACCACTGCCATTGAGCGGTTGCGGCTCCGTCATCGGGTTCCCCTTTTTGTCCTCAAACCGAACCTTGCTTGTAGTGCCACCGGGCGCTGGTTGCAGGTAGTAGTAACCGATATCAAGCGCCTTGACATCAAAGTTATCGAAGTTCACCTCGATCTCGAAAGTCACCCGGAAATAGTCAAGCGTCGGCGTGCGCACCGTCTGAGACGTTATGTTCCGCATCCGCCCGCATCGCGCCGGGATGTTCAAGTCTGCAATCGTAAGCGCCCCGGAGTTTGTAGATTCAACGTATGGCCCATAGGTATCAGGATCAAACGTCGCCTGGTTGCGGGTAATGACACACACCATGCGCGAAATCTCGCGCTCAATGGGCGGATCAAACGGGTCCCACGCGCTATTGCAAACCCTATCTCCGTTCTTGTCATACTCTACAACCGTTGTGTATTGAGTGAACCCCCACGAAATGTCTGGGTCTTCGTCCAGAGGGCTTGAGGGCATGGCGTCGGTGTCATAGTTGCAGATGACATTCCAGACGCGAGGCTCCCCCGATTGCAGCGGTCGCGCCTCTTTGTTTTTGAGCAGTGCGTTGGCGTCGGCTGGGTATGCCGCGCCAATGGCTGGAATGGAAGTACCACCGTATGATGCGGCAAGCACTGTTGATGGGCCGTTCGTGTTGACGCCTGTGGTGACACGAAACACCCGCACGTAACGAGTAACGTCGTGATCCTGAAACCCGCTGCGTTCGTCAAACAGTTCTGTTACCGATGTAACCGCCATTAGATCGTCCCCAGCGCTAGCGCGCCCCAGTTGTCAGTGCTGCGTTGCAGGTCGCGGATTTCGGCCAGCAGTTCGTTGGCCCGTTCCGTGTTTTTCTCTACCTTGACAAACGTATCTGTCTTGCTCCCCAGCGCCGCGCTGTAAGCCTCGGCGCTGCCCTTTAGGAGCGCGGGCGCGAACCGCGGGGCCTCGATCTGAGTGAAGGTGCCACGATTCACGACTGACAGCTCTTTACCCAAGCGCTCCATTTCCAACATGGAAGAGGCGAGCTCCGAAGCCCCCCAGCGCGCAAACTCCTGAAACGCAGTCAGTTTATCCCCGGCGGTTGTTCCGGCGCGCCATGCCGCAAGCACCGACTCTCGCAAACTGTTTCCATAGTCTGCAATGCTCTGCCAGTCATCGCGCATCAAGGCAATCTGCAACCGCGTCTGGTTCATGGAGTCAGAAACCGATTTTCCTATTTCGTCGGCTTGCTGGTATTCTCCCCATATCTCTGTCACTTTCTGTTGACGCGCCAGTTCACTTGCTGCCAAAGACGCATCCCATATCTTCTTGGAAAACTCGCCTGCCCGGTTTTTGACAGTGTTCCAAATCTTGACCAATTCCACGTGCTCTTTGCCAGTTGCTAAGACGGCATCCCAGAGATACTTTCCAAACCGCTCAGCCGAGCTGCCGATTTCACGGAACAGCGGCGACACTGTCTCTAGTTTCTGTACAGTTGCCGAGATTTTGCTATGGACAGCATCCCAACCATCCTGATTTTTCGACTCTGTTCCCTGAAACGACTTTGGCCACCTTTTGCGGATTTCCCAGCGCCTGGCGACAATCTCGGGACTCCATTGTGCATCCACGCGCTGAAGCATGTGAAACACTCTGGTTAGATTGCTATAAAACCGCGTCCACATGTTTGCATGAGATTCGACAACCGGAGAAACCAACTCCGCCGCCTCGCGCTTCGCGGTAGCCTTGACAATTTCCAAGTCCTTGATTGCGTCGTTTGCCCGCATGATTGCCGGGACTGTTTCTTCAGAGAACACCGCCCCGACATTGCGCGCTGCCTCCATCAATTCCCGCATTCCCTTGGAGCCTGATTCCAGAATGGGAATCATGTCTTGACCTTCGCGACCAAACATAGCGGTCGCAATGCGTGCACGATCCATCGGGTCTTTGACTTGCTGAATAGCATCTGCGATTTTCAGGAGGGCTTTTTCCGTTCCCATTGAGCGCAGATCAGCAGCCGAAAAGCCAACGATGCTGTTTCCGCTGGCCGCCGCATTGCCAACGGTTTTGTTGAAGAACTGAACACTACGGGTAAGGGTCTCGAACTCTACGTCGGTCTTTTGCGCGATATACTGAAGGCTCGACAACATCTCTACACTCAAGCCCGTGGACTTCGAGAGCCGCACCATGTAGTCAATCAGTTCACCCTGCCCACGCACAAAACCCATCAACCGGCTAGATGTTTGTTGATAGGCCAAGGCCGTCCCACCAACAGCAGCACCGATTTTTGCAAACGCGCTTGTTGCAACAGACCCAACGGCTTCAGAGTCTGTCTTGAACTTCTTAGAGAGTGCGCTTACACGTTGCATCCCAACCTGAAACCCCTTATCGTTTAGGGTCAGGATGGCGGCGAGTTTTCCGATTGTTTGCGTTGCCATGCTGTGCGGCTTTCACTTTCGCGTTGTGGAGCTTTGCGAGCGCCTCGAACTTCTGCTTGAGCGCCTCGGGGCTGGGCTTCTGCCGGTCAAACTCCGGCATGAAGTCATCAACCTTGAAGGCGGCCTGGTTTTTCCCGCGATGCGCGTTGGCAAGGATGCAACAAACCAGCGCGTTTCTCATGTCGGCTCGCTGCTCGCCCCACGGTTCTATCTGTCCGTAGGCCAACCACTCTGAGAACTCTCGGGCGCTTATCTCGCGCTGCGCCCGGCGGACACTCATCCCAAGGGCGAGGGCGAGACGGAACCAGAGACGGCGTTCGGGCCGCCGTCGGATTCCCCCAGGAGTTCGTCCACTGCCTGATTGCCAAGGCCGTTGAGTTCCTGCGCCACTCCGAATAGCCGATCAAGGGCGCGGGCGCTTTTCCCATTCAGTTTCTCAAGGTCTGTTTCGCTGAATAGCGCCGCGCCGTCTGCGCCTACCAGACACAGCGCCACGAGCCGTGCCTTGAGGCCCCGAATGTCAATCGCGCCGCCCTTGCGGGCCTTCTCGATTGACGCCTCAAATGCGTCCCTCTGCGCACCTGTCAACGTGCGCAACTTGACATCGCCGCCCCACTCGGGAACGGCAACCGTTTTCGCTGGCAGGTCATCGGCCTTCAGAATCGCTTCGCGGTCAAGCAACATATGTCAACCTTTCATTACGCACTGGTCGTCGAGCTCGTGTCGGCCTGGGTAATCTCGCCCGCCACCTTGACGGTAATCGTGCAGGTCATCTTGTCCTCAAGCGGCCCGCGCATATCGAAGCCGGTAACGATGCCGTCAAAGTCGTAGCTCGTTCCGTCACTCCATGTAATCGTAACCGTTTCGGTAGAGGCGATTATCGGGAAATCAAGAGCGGGGTCAAAGTGCCCCTCAATGGTGTACTCTCCGCCCTCAATCAGGGTGGCGGCCATGTACTCATGCCAGCCAGTAGAACCAAGATGCGATTTGTTGATCGTCGCCAGACTCATGCCGGGGCCGTTGATATCAGTCAACTCCCCGGAATAGCCAGACGTGCCAAACGTAACTGTGGTGCCCGTGGTGTTGTAAGGGCCTGCCATGTTGAAACCCTCCTTCGTGGGTTATGGAGTTATGCTCTCGTCGTGCCAGAAGACGAAGATCAAGCCGAAGCGATGAATTGAGGTTGCCGAGCCGTCGCCCGACGGTTCAGAGTCCTGAAAGTCGTTGTCGAGATAGACAGCGTTGGTATAGAGCGGTGTGCCTGCCGGGTCTCCGATGAACCCGGTCACGTTGTCGAAGAGTTCCCGGACTGCGCCGCCCAGCGTTGCGGAGTCAAGGGCGGAGCGCGAAAAGCAATTGATCTGGACCCGCGTCGCGACAAGGCCTGAGCCGCCCACGAGATGCCGCACATGATCCCCGCCCACGAGCTGAAACGTGAGATACGGGTAGGCCGCATTCTCCGCGATATCCACGGCGGGATAGACGCGAGTCGAGCACGCTCCGGCGATTGTCGCGTCCTGAGTCAGTTCGTAATAGAGGGCCGACATTAGCGAGCTCGACATTTGAACGCCTCCCTGTCAAACCCTGCCGCCAACCGCTTCATTAGGATCGTTGCGACCTTTCCTTTTGTGCTTTGCAGTGCTGGCTCAAGAAATGGATGCGCGGGCGCGGGCTTGGGGCCGCCATGCCCATGCTCGACATTCCACGCGACCTTTTCCGGCATGTGAAAACCGGTCTCTCCTTTTCCGGTGTACACCCAATGCTTCTTTGTCTCGGGGCCAACTACAGCGATAACGGTGCGATTCGTATGGTACTTGCGAACGAGAGATTGAATGCTTGCCTTGAGAGCGCCCGTGCGAACCCACTTGTTAGACCCCATGAACAACGAAAACCAGCGCTTCGCGTTTTCAGAATCGAGGTTTGCCTTGGCGGCCTTTTCGATTGGCAGCGCCGCAGAACGCAGCGCACTGGCCATGACCTTCTCAAACACAGCGTCACCGAGTTGCTGAAGATTGCGCAGCATCTCGTCCAAACCCTTGATCTCAAACACAGCGCCGTGTTGAACCGACTGCCCCATTGAGGCCATAGACCCTCGGGGCGTTGATGCTGTCTTGGAGGCGTTTAGAAGTGCCGAGACTGTCTTTGGGTCTAACCCACCAAAACCCATTACGTACCTCGCTCCACTGCAAGAATCTCTTGCGTTCTGTCGCGGAAATTGACATTGCTAATACCCAGAATCTCGAACGTTCGGGATGCGCCGCCTGTCACAAACCCGCCAGTAGTCACGCGGCAATAGGCTTGCGCCGACGGAAGGGACGCCACAGTCAGAAGCGTACTGATAACCGCGAAGTAGTATTCGCTGTTATTCGTCAAGCCCGTTTGTGTAATCGCCCCGTCGCCCACGCGGGTAAGACCAACCGTCCAGTCTGTGGCGGCGGCGAGCCTGTAGTAGAGCTGGTGCGTTGCCAGCGCCTCACCGTCAATGGTGACAACCGCCGTGGTACCGGTTCCGCCGTCAAGGACTGTGATTGTCGGAGTCGCAGTCATCGGTTAGCCACCCACCACAACGAGGCGATCCTTGGCGGTCAAGCCGTCATACCAGCGAATCGTGATCTTGTGCGTCGCCTCAGATTTCACCCCCTGCGCCTCGATCAATTCACGGCCACGTAGAGGCTCTACCTTGCCCCAAACGGTTGCGATGGTTGCCCAAGTGCGGGTAACGCCTCCGGCGGCGTCTCGGGCCTCCGTAGCGCGTTGTATGGCTATGCGGCGACTGAGCGGGCCTATCCTCACGATGCGCCAACCTCCATAACCCGATACAGCCACAAGAATCGGTCAATGGTTGGGTTTGCGCTGAGGCTCGGGCCGGTGGTTTGGGCTTCGCGATTTTCATACATGTCGGCAATCAGCAGGCGCAGCGCCACGCGGATCGGCTCGGGCACATCGGTTGAAGTCGTTCCGTACCCCGCCTTGAACTCAACCGTTACAGCCTCTGGAATGCTATAGGTTGAAGGCCAACTCTTAGAGTAGGCTTCATGGATTTCGCCGGGCGTGCGGTCGGTCAGGATCGTGTAGTTCGATGCCCCGAGAGTTTGCAGCGACCCCGCCGTGTCATAGTATGTAATCGCCAGGTCTGCGCTCTGAAGCGGACAACGCGGCAACCGGATTACGGTCGGAAACGAATCCATCTTGTAATACCAAACCGCAGTTATCAGTTGCCGATGCGTAAACTCTTCCACATGCTGCCGAGCAGCTTTTATCAACCCGTCAATCACGGTATCATCCGTGGTATGGTCAACACGCAACCAGAGTTTCGCTTCGGCGCGGCTTATCGGCTCGCTTGCCGGGGCGGTCTTGAGAGAGAGGGTGCCCATCATTCCTCCAGCGTTAGAATGGAATCTATGATTGATTCTGTTCCGAAC